CTGCATCATTTGGAACAAGCGGTACGGGTTCTAATACTGGTTTGCATAGCCTTGCTACTTATGACCAAATTACCACTAACGCAAACACCGTTGGCGCAAACAACATTTCTTATGTTGACGTAATCAATACTATTTATGCTTTGCCACAACAGTATTGGACACCTGACACTAAGTTTATGATTAGCCCAATTTTGTTGAACGCTATTCGCGCATTGCGTGATACAAACGGCGCACCAATCTTTAATCGTAACGAAGGTTTGTCGGTTGAAGGTATCGTAGGTAATTTGTTGGGCTTTGATGTTGTCGTAAACAAGTATTGCGATACACCATCACAAACTACTGCGGGTTCTGCGGGTACAAATTCTTTGTATCCAATGTTCTTTGGTGATTTCACACGCGGTCACACAATCATTGACAGATTGAATATGATTATGCGCCGCTACGACCAAACGGCCCCAGGTTTTATCACATTCTTTGGTGAAAAGCGTTTGGCTACATCAGTTCGTGACCCTAACGCCTTGGTGCGTTATCGTTCAACTGGTACTGCTACTTAATTGCGTTGCCATTAGCGGGGGGCGAAAATCCCCCGCTTTTTTTAAACAGGAATTCAAAATGTCAATCACCGAAAAAATCTTGAACGGAATCAAACAAGCCATCACCGAAGGCGGCAAAGTAAACATCGACTTGCGCGAAGCAAGCGCAATTACTGGTTCGGGTTCGGGTGTCGGTGGTAATGTTGTTTTTGATGATGCGTTTGCGGCTTTGCGTCAAGCAAACCCTTTGCGTCAAGGCTCACGCCAAATTACGGTTACGGGTTCTGATGCCCAATTTGTTGCCAAAACTGGTAATGCCGCAAATTCTACAAACCCTTGGGGTTACACATTTACGCCTAATAGCGGTTCGCCTAATGTCGATACTTCTATTTGGCAATTGCCCGTGCGCGTATTGGTTGCACAATTGCCAATCAGAACGGCGGTGCTAAGTGATGTTAATGGACTTGATGCAACGCTTGTTGAAGATTTGGCACTTGAGTTTGCACAACTTGAAGGGCAATCAATGGTTCTTAATAGCGACCAAGCGGGTAGCGGCACTACATCAACTGGTGCTACTAATGGCTTGCGCGGTTTGGATATGTACGCTAGTGGTGCTACTAGTGCTTTCGGTTCTAGTGGTACGGCTATTACAAATGGTATTCATACTATCGCTACGGTTAGCAATGGCGGCACTACGGTAACTTATAACAAAGTGGTCAACATGGCTAACGCCCTGCCCCCGCAATATTGGTCGCTAGATTCAACTGCTTGGCACATTAGCCCTGCAATGATTCAAACATTGCGTCAATTAAAAGATACCGCGGGTTTGCCTTTGTTCTTGGAATTGGGCGAAAAAGATGGTTGCGCGATTGGTCACATTTTTGGTTGGCCCGTTATCCCGAACGCATATCTTTCTACAGATTTCCCAATCTACTTGGCAAACTGGAATCGTTTTTTAACGATTGGCGATACCGAAATGATGAGTGTTCAAATGTTCGAGCAAACACAAGCGGGTTTTGTAACAATGTACGCCGAAAAGCGTATGGTAAGCACCGTGCGCGACCCGTTCGCGGGTGTTCGTATGAGTGCCGCCTAAAAGGGGGCTTGAATGTCAGTAAATAGCGATTTACTAGGTGCGCCTTACGGGGCATCTACCCGCAATCCATTTAGTTATGTGAAAACGGAACAAATCGGGCGTGATGTAGTAACGCCTTGGTTAACCTTGGATGAAATCACAAACCAAATAAATTTGTTTGAAGATGAATCCCAAGATGGTTATTTGCAATCATTGGAACTTGCGGTTCGGCAAGCCATTGAAGATTATTTAGGTCTATCTATTTTTTCAGTTACCTACCGTGTTTGGTATGGTGCTGAAAACTTAGCGGCATCCCCCGTATGCTTAGATTTGCCCGAAGTATCGCAAAACCAATATCCCGATATGTCGGGCGTTACGATTGAACGCGTAGCGTATTGGGATAACAGTACACCGCCCGTTTTGACGGTTGTTTCTTCTACTCAATACTATTACGATGCAAGCGGCAACAAGGTAATCATTCAATCGTTGCCGACAACCATCAATAGCCAAATGACCGCGCCGATTATTTGCGAGTATTCAACCGCACCTAATCCGTTGCAAACCTATCCCGTTATTAAGCAAGCGGGTTTGTTGTTGTTTACGCATTTGTATAACAATCGTAGCAATACAACCGACAATCAGTTAAAAGAAATTCCGTTTGGCGTGGCAACATTGTTGCGCCCATACAAACCTTTGGTGATGTAAATGGCAATTGCACGGTTTGAACAAATTACGGTAAACAATCTAGCGTTTGCTAAAAGTGATTTTGGCGAACAAAGTACCGCGCAAACTACTTGGTTTCGCACCCGTGCGCGTGTTCAATCCGTTGCAAACAGTTTAAAGATTTCGGAAAAGTACCGCCTTTATCAAGATGTAGTTAACTTCATTTTGAACTACACGCCGAACACAAGAACAATGGTTCGCAATCAAAACCTTTATTCAATCAATTACAACGGTTACGATTGGCGCATTGATAACATCCGCGAATCTGACGATAAGATGACCGTGGTTATCTTAGCGTACAGAAATGACCCAGTAACGGCGGTGTAAATGGCAACCCAACAAAATCCAGTTCAATACGGCAAAGCAATACAGTTTCAACTGCAAAGCATTGTTACGCCCGTACCCGTGTACGCCGCGTTTAACCGTAACTTTGCAACTGAACCTAAGTTTATTGTTTGGATGCTACGAAATGTCCATCAGGATGTTTATACAGGGCCAGTTCAATCGGTTAAGGGCATCGACCGCCCAACATTTCAAATAAGTATTTTTACGCAAGTAATAGAAGATGGTTTCACTATTTCCAATCAGATACTACAATCGCTACACGGATATAGTGGTTTGTTTGGCGGTGCAACTAATGGTTTTCAGATTGCTAAAGCAGATGTTTTTTGGCTTTACAACACCTATGACAATGATGAAAAGTTAGCCCAAATTTTTCTTGATTGCACCCTAGATATTCCAACATAAGACAACCCAACAACTTTTGAAGGAACTTTTAAAATGGCACTACCAAACAAAATAATGGCGGGTTTTAGCGCGGCGTTGTATGCCCAATCGGGCGCGACACCTACCGCACTAACACTTACCCAACTTTCAACCCTTGGAAATGTTGCACCTATTGCAGTTATAGGCAACTTAATTCCAGTAGAAGCAGTACCCGCATTTGGTCAAGATGATGCCGTTGCTAGTTTCGGTGTAGCGGGTTCGCGTCAATCTGACAAAATCCCAACGCAATCCGCACCAACATCACTTAGCGTAACTGCCGCATGGAATCCTAGTGACACAATGCTTTTGTTGATGCGCGGCGATGCGTATAGCGGCTTGATTGACCGTACTTTTGTAGTTAGTGCTACCGAAGGGTCAAACATTGTTTATTACGCCTTTAACGCCCGCGTAAGCCAGTTTACGATTGATTCAAGCCCTAGTGCTGAAGCCAAATGTAATTTCACCATTCACCCCCGTGGAAATCTCTACGGTTGGTCTAACAACGCCTAAAGGAATATCATGGCTTTACCAAATAAAGTTTTAGCGGGTTTTAGTGCATCGTTGTATATGCAAAGCGCGGCAACGCCTACGCCACTTACAACGGCAAACCTTTCCGTATGGACAGGGCAAGTTACAACCATCGTAGGCACGGCGGCTAACGGTACTGGCGGCGCGGGTGTTTTGTTGCCCGTGGAAGCCGTACCCGCTTTTGGTCAGGATGATGCGGTTGCATCTTTTGGCGTTGCGGGTTCACGCCAAAGCGATAAGATTCCTACGCAATCTGCGCCTACATCGTTAAGCATTACCGCGGCTTGGAATCCAAGCGACACCGCGTTATTGCAAATCCGTGCTGATGCCTACAACGGTACGGTTGACCGCACTTTTGTGGTTGCCGCGGTTGACGGTGCTAATACGGTTGCGTATGCGTT